TCAGCTCGATCGGCTGCGCGATCGCGGTCGCCGAGGCGGCCGGCATGCGACCGGTGAGCGCCGCGAACATGGCCGACATGAACGCCGTTGCTGCAGCCACCTCGGGCGGCTGCAGCTGCTGCTGTGCGGGCGGCTGGCCAGGCACCTGTGCCGGCAGTTGGCCAGGCGCTGGCGGCGGCGGCTCGGGCGGCATGCCCAGGACGGCCTCGCCTTCCTCGGCCTGCGGAATGCCGAGCTTCTCGTGGACCCACTGGACGGTCGGCCGCACACCCAGCTTGACCAGGCCGGGCAGCGACTCGGCATAGCTCGCCATGTCCTCGGGCTCCTCGGCATTGAGCCGGAAGCGACCGCAACGAGCGATGCCATCGGGTGCCAAGCCGTTGAGGACGGCGATCGCGTAGACCAGGTCGCGCGAGAGCGTCGAGTTGACCTGGCGCACGTCGGCATCGCGCAGGTCCTTGCGCACCTCGTTGTGGACATTGCCCAGCGCGTTGGTGCTGCTCTTGCCGTCAGCGCCGCTGGTCAGCGTGCCACCCAGGATCACCTTGCTCTCGGTGCGCTCGCAGACGTTGATCATCAGCTCGAAGGAGGCCGGGTCGCCCTCGGCCGCCTTCTGGAACTCGATCAGCATTCCCTCCGGCACGATGCCCGAGGCCTTGTGGCCGATGCCGGCCAATGCGCGCAGCAGCGTCGCCTTGTCGGCCTCGGTCGCGTTGCTCGGGTACTTGCCCAGCCGCACAGGGATGCCGTAGACCTCGAGGAACTCGGCCAGGTCGCCGAGACTGTAGTTCTTGAAGAGGTAGGGCCAGACGAGCTGGCGGAACAGCGCGGTGCGCTCGACGTAGCCGCTCTTGGCCTTGTGCACGTGGGTGATCCAGCCGAACGGTCGCAGCGGCTCCCCCATCACGCCGTCGACGCTCGTATTGCTGCGCAAGCGAATCTCTTGCTGCTGGCCACGGTGCGTCATGAACCAGGTCTGCGGGCGGTGGGTGATCCTGGCCGGCAGCCAGGCGCGCCCCTCGCGACGCCATTCGATCTCCAGGTTCACGAAGCCCTTGCCGATGGAATCGGTCAGATCGAACAGCATGTCCTCGAAGTCCGGGATCTGGCGCACGAGCTCCTCGATCTGCTTCGTGCGCTTCTTCTCCGCGGCGCTGGCATTCACCGGGTCGACCAGGTCCCAGTCCAGCAGCAGCGCTCGCCGACGCTTGCCCATCTCTGCGGCGAGGTGGCCATCCTTCTCTTCCATGTCCTCGAACAGCTCGTACTGGGCGACGATGTCGCCCTGCTCGGCGGTGTCGAGGATGTTGGCGAGGCGACTCGGCGTGAGGCCCCGCGACGGATGCCGGGCGAACTCGCGCTGCAGGTGCGTGAGGCGCGCGGTCTGCGGTTCGGCCAGGTCGCCGAGGGCTGCGCGCTCGATCGGTCGACCGTCCGGCCCGAGGATCTGGGGCGTGCTCATCGTGTGTTCTCCGTTCGGGCAGCTCGGACCTCGATCCGGCCATGCCGCTGCAACCCCGCTGCAACCCCCTGGGGGCCGCGATCGTCGGCAAGACGGGGCGATGTAGCCGCCGAGGCTCGAAAAGCGCTCAGCGGCCCGATTTCGATGCGAGCCGGATTCACCATGCGCCAGGCTCCGGCACCCAGATCAGCGAATCGCCGCGGCGCTCTTCGTCCGAACCGACAGCTTCAGCACCGCGATCGAAGCCGCGCGACGACGACACGCCGGCTTGCCACTCGATCGGCGCCGCCGCGTTCGAGCCGGCATGCAGCGCCAGGCCGAGCGCCCAAAAGCGGTCGGCGTGGCCGTCGGGCGTGCTCTCGGCAACGAAGCGGATGTTCCCGGCTGCGGTCGTGGTCTTCTGCACCTTGCGCAGGTCGGCGCGGATCGTCGCGTCCTCGGGAATGCGCAGCTTTCGGTCCTCGAAGGCGCCGCGAACCGGATAGGCCAGCGCCTCCTTGACCACGTTGGTGAATGTCACGCCCTCGATGCGGCTTTTGCCGAATTTGTCTTGCGCGTCATCGACCCAGCCGATGCCCAAGCCCGTCGCGTCGATGCACACGCGCTGGCACTTCTCGAACCACGGCCAGAGGATCTTTTCCTGCTCGCTCTTGCGCATGCGCTCCATCGGAATCACCTTGCGCGTGTAGAACACGTCGCCCAGCTTCTCGAGGATCCACAGGACCGTCAGATCTTTCTTGCGGCCGATGTCGACGCCGGCGTACAGCGGTCCAAGGAACGGCCCCTCGAGCTCGCGCTCCCAGGCGACGCCGCGGGAGTACTCACACGACGTGAGCAGCAGGTACTCGAGGAACTTGGCATCGTCGTCGGCCGGAATGCACATGTACTCCTGGTCGAAGCTCTCGGCGTCCGCGGCGCCGGCCTTGACCCAGTCGAAGTACTCCGCCTCGGTCATCGCTTGCTGCTCGGCGTCGGCCGGCAACGACTGCTGCAGCTTCCACAGGAAGCCTTGCTCGAGCGCGTCTTGCAGCGTGACGCGGTGATGGCTGATCCGCTTCGGGTTGCCCTTCTCGACGATCTCGCGGATCAGCTGGTTGAAGAAGCTGTGCGAGCCGCGGTGGGTGGAGATGGCCTCCAGCGAGCCGCCCCAGGTGATGCCTGGATAGGCGATCGCCCACATCTTGCGCTGGTCGGCGTGCAGCGCGAACTCATCCAGGATGCGGCTGCCGCGTTTGCCGGCCTGCGCATCGGGGTTCGAGCTCATGCTGTGGATGCGCCGCCCGCTGGCGAACTGCAGCACGTAGGCGGTGACCTTCTTCTCCGCGTCGATCACCAGCTCGCCGAGATCCTTGGCGGCCAAGCTCATGACGCCTGCAAAGAGCTTGCAATCCTCCAGGAACAGCCGAGCCTGGATGTCATCGCGGCTGCTGACCCACGTGTCGTAGCGCGCGCCCTGCGCGGCGGCGCGTTCGTCTGCGGCGTAGGCCGTCGACCAACTGATGCCGACCTGGCGGCTCTTCTCCATGAGCTTGAGGCGCGACTCGTCCTTGATCCACTTCGCCTGGAACGGCAGAAAGATCGCCTGCGTGTCGGCAGGGATGATCTTGGCGCGACCCTTATGCTGGGTCATCAGACGATCCCCAGCGCCTCGCGGATCGCGGCCTTGGTGTCGGCCGTCACGCCGCCCTTGTTCGGCATCGCCTCGAGCTTGGCGCGCTGCTCCTCGAGCAGTTGCTTGCGCGCGCGGTCCTCGACCTCGGACTGGAACTTCTTCAGGTTGACCGAGCTGCGCGACAGCGTCGCGATGTTCTTGGCGGCAGAGCTGAGCATGGCGACACGCTCGCCCGGTTCAAGGTCCGGATCGTCGGCGTCCTGCAGCTGCAGGATGGCCTCGAACAGCTCGGTCTGCACCAGTGCGGTCAGCGCCTCGCTGCGTGCGTCCTTGTCGTCGCCGGCCTGCTCGCGGATCAGCTTGGCGGCCTCGGTGCTGGCGCGGATCGCCGCTAGGCGGCGGTCGAGCTTCTGCCCGTAACGGCCGAGCGCGCTGCGGCTGGGCAAGCTGCCCGCGGTCGACTCGGCGGGGAAGCGCGTCTGCAGGTCGGCGATCAGCTCATCAAGGGTTTGCGCGCCGGTGGCGAGCATCGCCTCGATGTAGCTCTTGATCTCCGGCGGCAGCCGGGTGATGGTGCTCTTGCGCGTCACGACGGTTCACCAGTACTTCGCCGGTCGCGCGATGCCGGGTTCGCAGTCGACCGTGTACTCGGCGACGTCGACACCATCGCGCGTCAGTTCGGCATGCCAGCGGCCGTTCGGCTCCTTCTTCACCTGCACCAGCTCGCGCTCGTCCAGGTAGTCGAGTTCGCGACGAAGCTCGAGCGGCGTGGCGTCCGGATACTCGCTCTGCGCCACGGACAGGATCGGGCCCTCGTACGCGCCCATCGGCCGAGCGTTGTTGAGTGTGAGCAGGATCAGCCAGCGCAATGCTTCGCGGCGGATCCGCGCGGTGTCGACCGGGATGTCGGTTTGTCGCACGTCAGTCTCCCCGAGCTGCGGTGCGCAGCTGCCAGTTCTCGATTCGCACCGCCAGGCCGTCGAGCTTGGCCTCGACGATGCTCTGGCCGCGCACGTAGTCATCGCGCATCACGAAGCGCTGCGGCAAGTCCACCTTGAGTTCCATCAGCTCGCGCTCGACGCGCTGCCATTGCCGGGCCTCTTCGCGGTTCGATTCCTGGATCTCGTCGAGCTGCTCCTGCAACTTGGCGAAGCGTTCGTCGAGGCTGCGCCCCTGCAGGTCGAGCAGCATCTTTCCGGCAGCGGCCACGGCGCCGAAGAACGCCAATAGCAGCGTGATCGCGAGCGTGATCAGCTGCCAAAGCTCGATCTGGATGTTCGTCATTGCGTCTTCCGGCGTTGGTACTCGATCAGGTCGACTAGGCGGCCCGCGCACAGGCCATAGAGGTCGTAGGTGGACTTGAGCGCGACCATGACGTCATCGGCGAGTCGGCTGGCCGGTGCTGGTGGATCCGGGCACTGCACCGCCAACTCCGCTGGCAGCGGCTTCGATAGCTCGGGCACGGGCTTCGGAGAGCTGGCGCATGACGTCAGCACTGAACACGCAATCAGCGCGCAAATCGGCATCGGCAGCGAGCGCACGTTTGAACTCCTCGGTGGACTTCGCGTCGGCCGCGTGGCGGCGCGCGATCGACTGGCGCAGCGCCGTGCTGGCGTCTGCCGCTTCGGTGATCAGCCTGGTGTGCGAATCGATCAGCGCACCCAGGTCGCGCACCTGCTGCTCGGCGACTTCGCCACGCTCGAGCTTCTTGCCCGTCTGTTGGCCAAGCCACTGACCACCGAGCGCGCCGATCGACACGCCCGTGATCAGGGCAAGCGCCAGACGGCCTTGCACCGCGAGACCAGACACGATTTCCTTCACGTGCAGCTCCCGCGGCCCCAGCCTGCCGCGACGTAAACCGACTCGTGCCGCAGCAGGATGCGTCGCGGGTAGTCGCGGTTCTCCTGCCAATGCGCCGCGGCGCGGCCGGCGTTGACGCGCTCGACCGCGCCGAACCAGGCAAGCGGATCGAGGCCTTGCTTCGCGGCCAACGCCTTGTCGCGGTTCACCCAGCCGAGCCCGCCGTTGTACGAGGACAGCACGAACGCCATGCGATCGCAGGCACTGCGGGCCTGCACTCGCTCGTGCAGCCACAGGTCGTAGCTGGCCAGCGCGCGCAGCGACCAGGCCGGATTGAACGGCTCGTTCGCTGCCAGCGCGGGATCGATGCGGGCCATCCAGCTCGAGGTCTGCGGCATGAACTGGGCGAGCCCCGCGGCGCCGACGCGCGATACCGCGCGAGGGTTCCACGCCGATTCTTGGTGCACCTGGGCAGCGAACGTCGCGATCGGCGCATTCAGGCCCCAGACCGCGCGCGCCGAGCGGACCAGGTCCGCGCGATATGGCGCCGCAGCCTGCGGCGGCGCGGCCGCGGCAGCAAACGCGAACGCCTGGGCAAGCGCGCCGAGACAGACTGACGTCCAGCCGACCGCGCGCGCCTTCCAGACGGCGACCGTATTGCCCATCACAGCCCCGTGGCCAGGCCGACGATGACGGCCGCGACGATCACGGCACGTCTCAGCAGCGCAGCGATGAAGACCGGCTGGTATTCCGCGACCACGCGAAAGTCGGCGTCGCCCGTTGGCTCGTCGGTGCCGAGTCGCCAGTCGCGCTCGAGGTAGCCATCGGGCCGCGAGTACGGGAACAGCCCGCGATCGACCCAGTAGCCCAGCACCGCGCCGAGCGCGATCAGCGCGGCCTTGTAGAGGACCACGGGCAACTGCACCAGCGAGACCAGCGCCACGGCCGCCAGCGCGATCGCGGCGATCGCCAGCCACAGCGTGGTGCGCGGCAGCTTCAGCAGCGCAGGGATGTGCTCTCGCACACCGGACAGCAGGAACATGACTCGCCCTCCGCGACAACACGAGGCGGACGCCCCGGGATCAATGGGCGTCAGTCTGGTGTCGCGGTGTCAGCGAGTAATGGGAACCGGTTCAGATTTCCGCAGGGCGCCGGGAAGACAAACGCTTCGCGTGCTCCTGCGAGATCGCTCTCCCGAGCGGTTTGTTATCTCGAGGCCGAGAAGACAAACACCGGCCAGGTCACTGCATCACGCGGCAGTTGCCGAACTCGCAGCGCAGCATCATCACATCGCCGTTGCTGCAGGCGACCGAGTAGGTCTCGAAGCCCGGGCCCTTCGCAATCATGCTCGATCGCGGATCAGAATTGCACTTGCCTTGCCGGGCCATCGTTTCGACCTGGTAGGACCACTGGCCGCGCGCGGCCGGTGCCGACGCGGCTGGCGCCGCGGTTGCGGGCGTCGTCGCAGCTGCCGGCGCGGAGGCCGGCGCAGCTGCTGCCCCCGCGGCCGCGTTCTCCGCCGCCAGCGCCATCGTGGTCGTGCAGCCACGCTGCGTGCGCACCTGCTGCAGCTGCGCTAGGCGCGCATTCGCACTCTCGACCGCGCTGGACTTCTCCATCACGTTGCCAACGCCGAAGTCACCGAGGAAGCTGAGCACCGAGCGCGTGTCGAACTCGCTCTCCTTCTCGACACGTGCCAGGAAGCCATGAACCTTGGCCGTCTCGAGCTCGAGCTCGCGACAGTTCATCGTGTTGCGCTCGACGCCAGTGAGCTCGCCCTGGCGACCGTAGTTCTTGGTCGCGCAACCGGTGGCTGTCAGCACGGCAAGGCCGAGCCAGGCGATAGAGAGGAATCGGTTCATGAAGCTCCCTTTTTTCTGCGACGGACCTACAGTTTTCTGTAGGTCGAAGGTCTCAACTTTCGTTGCGACAGCGCGTGTCGACAACCCCTCTGCGGGGGATGAATCAACGGCGCTCGAACAGTACCTGCTCGATCTCGGACAGGTGCACCTTGTAGCCGCGGATGGCGCGCCCATAGATCCGGCGATCGCGCTCGACGC